GTTGACAGCACATCTGAAGGCCACTGCCACTGATTGTCTGGAGAGCCAGCAGCAAAGCGCAGATCGTCCAGCTCATCCTCGCGGGAGTCTGCATAAGCTCCCATTGCGATCTTGAGCCGTTCCCGCGCGGTGTCCAAGAGGTCTTTGTGGTCTTTCATGCACCCATCCAGCTTGTTGCGCCGACATATGGCATCTTGACAGCACTAGCTTCCTTTTTCTTCCGCTGCTCGCCGGTAATGCTTGGGAATAAGGCTGCCAGCCCCCATATCCCCGCATCCGCCCTGTTGGGGCTTTCTGGTCCGGTATATCCCGCCGTAGAAAAACCAGCAAGCTCATCCTCAAGTGCAGACAGATACCCAACGTGCCGGACTTTGCCCTGCTCATACAAAGCAGAAAATGGCTCCGCCCTTTGTACCTTGCCCCGGCTGGCAGTCACTTTTATAAAGTTTGTCCTGGGCCTGCAGGTCCGAATAACATGTTGCACCATGGCCCCGCCAAAATTGGTCTCTCCAACTATCGCGTCAGCCTGGTGCCTATCGTAAGCGTCCGTCGCCACTTTGCCCCATGTCGCTGGCCCAGCTTTAACCGTCAAGTCCTCAAGGAGATAGGCATTGCCATCCACACCTAGCCCAGCAACAACAATGCCGATGGCATCATTATCCGCATTATCTACATCATCCGCCCCAGATGGATCAACAGCCACTATGATACGGACCATATCGGGCAATATCCCGTCAGTCACTCGCCATCGGTCTATGTGCTCGTCGGGGAATAGCTGGTTGGGGTTCGCATCGGCAAACTCCCCGTCCAAAAACCGTTTCCGCGCCCTTGCGCTCATAGCGCGGAGTGTGTCTAGGTATCCATCTGCCAGGTTGTCTACGTTGTCGGATGGATTAATTTGCATCGACACATAGTTGTCGGGGTTTACCAGCTTCTCCTTCGTTTCCGGGTTTTGTTTTTGCCGAAAAAGCCTGTACGACCAATGGGCCTTGCTCGGAGGGTTACAGTCATAATACACGCGCGGCTTTAGTTGTGTGGCCGGCAAGTCGCCAATCGCCTGTTGTTCCGCCCTTTGGGCCAACCGGGTGATTGCGGTCTCGATTGATTTATATGGTATCTGGCTGCACTCGTTGGGGTAGATCGTTACAAACTCCATCCCCAAGATTTTCTCAGTACGCTCTTTGTCGTCTAGCCCTGCAAACCAAATTTCTGAACCGTTTGGTAGCGTCCCAAACCAGTCAGACTTGTTTAGCTCGTAATGCACGCCCGGGAAACACAAACGCATTACCTTGGGAAACGTATCCAGTACGATGGAATTTTTCACAGCGTTGAAACGGTAACGCACAATGGCGTGACGGCTCCTAGGGGCTTTCATCGCCCGCATAACTACCGCGCGGACCAACAAAAACGTTTTCCCGCTGCGGCTACCACCAAACAGCATGATGTGCGTTGCGTCACCAGCGAGAAGCGCGTTGGCCTCTGTCTGTTTCGGGGTGAGCTTCAATGCCTAACCACTTTTGTTTTGTTTGCCCTGTGACAGCTTGCCACTTTTCGTTGATATATCTGATTTAAGATTTTTCTTAAACCGCTACATTTCACAGGCGCGAGTCGTCATTGCTCAGTACTAGCGTCACGCTCCCCTTATGCTCAACCTCCTGCTTTTCCCCATACTTCTTCGGCTTAAGCTTTGCCGCAAGCCACTTCCGAGTGTCGAGCTGTAGCCTGGCTTTCTGTGGATCGGTGGTGGTGTCGGCAATCTGCATCATTTCATCGGCCATATAATCAGCCTGGGCCTCTTTCGCCCGCGCGTATCTCTGGCGCAGTTGCTCGTCGGCAGATAGCCACCTGTCAATAGTCGTATAGTCAGGAAGTGTCAGCCCGTTACAGCCTGCGGCCAATATCGTAGCTAATCCGGCAGAGGAGCAGGCTGTTTGTTCGCACAGATACTCCATGACAATCTCTTTGTTCCAAGATTGATCGTTAGCCATAAGTGGATGTTTGGTTGCTTCCTTCTTCGCCACTGTATCTCCAAAATAAAAAAGCCCCGGCCTACCACTGGATTGTTCCAGCAGCAGAGCGGGGCTATTAAGCACAACTCGTATCATCGCACAGGGCTTAAAGCACGGTGCTTATTTACCTGACTTGCCCAAATTGTACTCTTTTTCAAGTAAAGATGCAAGCATTTTCGCCACTTGCCATAATATTTTTGCAAGTTTGTATTCGGGCATGATCAGACACGGGGCCGGTTATAAGTCCTATCAGGACACACCCAGAGATACACAAAATATAGAATGACAAGATATATCATGTTAAAACTCCCAGGTCAGCACGCATCCAATCCCCGCGCCGATCCCATAACCGGCAACATCTCCAGCGTCAAAGTGCTTGTCCGTCAACTCCTTGGCCGTCCCAACCGCGATTGCCGCCAGTATCGCCACAACATCCGCTTGCCGTCCGGTCAGCCCCGAGTATTTGTGGACCAGATACGATACGCCCAGGCCTACCCCTGCGTGGACAACATCATCAAATCCGCTACGCTCGATTGTTTCGTTTGCCTGCCGCCAGTTGCCAGCCGCCGCCGTGGAGCAACTACCGAACAGCACCGTGAAGAATAGCATTACCCATGTTGTAGTTCTCATTCCCCGTCCTCGGTAATGATCAACGGCAAAAACTGCCTGTGCATCAACTCCCGCGCGCGTAACATACACCACCGTATACCCTCATCGTCAAAACTGGGATGCGCAAACGCACACTCGATATATCCCATGGATGGCAATTTTTTGTATTTGTATGTATACTCCGATCCCGACTCTGCTCCCCGTACAAATGCCTCCTTTGTTGTCTCTGCCCCGGCCCTTCCGTGGGCAAACAAAACCACAACAACCCCCAGTGACACCCATATTGCGAGTTTTCCCATTATCTCCCCCTGTTGCTCCCAAATCCGTAATAATCTTGATACGCTTGCTCAAAACCATAACACGTCCGGCTGGTGCATATCGCGGTAGGTGGTTCTATGTTTTCTGGGTCGTCTGGGTTGTGCGAATGGCAATAGCAGGCGGTCCCGGTGTTGTACCGTGACAAATTCTTCCCGCATATCTTGCACTCTCTAACCATGATCGCTCCATTTAAAATAATGTAACACCGCGTAATCATACTAGCAAATAATATTTTAAAAAATATTTTCATGGGCTGCATTTTTATTCTTGACTTAACACCCATAAGATGTGAGAATATAATCAAAGGGAAGCATATAGCTGACCATAACCGGGAGAGAGACCATGGCTGAAAAATATCACTACACACGGAGCGAAATGCGGAAACTCTTAATCAATACCCCCGGCGTTGACTTTGAAGAGGCCGACAGAATTTTAGAGGGCATAGAGCTACTTTCTTTCGTTGGGCTTAAGGGGGTGGCAAAGGTTTTGTCTATAATCTCCAAAGGGAAATAACCCCCACGGCCAGCCCGGAGCCTATGCCGGGCAAGGGAAAAACCATGAAATTCTCAATACAGATCAACACAGGAACGCACTCGCTGCACGTTGTCTGGTTTCATGGCCGCCTGTTTCAAACCGTTTCTTACTGCCTGTCCGGTGTCTCGGCGCAGGTTCTTTGTCTCCAATATTATCAGGAGGGGTAACTATGTGGTGCGAATTTTTCGTGTATTATGTTTTCGCGGCTGTTTTCTTCGCTGCGTTGGTTATCGTAGCCAGCGTGGTTTCTGCAATCAACGACCTTGAAAAGGAGGGGTAAATTATGCAAACAACACTGAATAAAATTCGCACCCACTCGCCCTGCGAGGATGGTTGGAAGAAATTGCTTACCCACCTCGGCAAAACCAAAGCGGACGACGAGCCGCTGGATATACTGACAATCCTGGATAGTAACGGCCTGGACGATGCCCTGTGGTCTTTACGCGCAGTCGATGGCCGCGACAAAGAAATACGAAAACTCGCCTGTGATTACGCCATGATGGTTGCCGATCTGTGGGACATGCCTGTTTTAGTCCGTGAGTATCTGACAACTCAAAACGAAGAATTGCGGGATGCTGCGTGGGCTGCTGCGTGGGCTGCTGCGGGGGATGCTGCGTGGGCTGCTGCGGGGGATGCTGCGTGGGCTGCTGCGCGGGATGCTGCGGGGGCTGCTGCGCGGGCTGCTGCGGAGGCTGCTGCGCGGGCTGCTGCGGAGGCTGCTGCGTGGGCTGCTGCGCGGGCTGCTGCGTGGGCTGCTGCGGGGGCTGCTGCGGGGGATGCTGCGCGGGCTGCTGCGTGGGCTGCTGCGCGGGCTGCTGCGCGGGATGCTGCGGGGGCTGCTGCGGGGGCTGCTGCGGGGGATGCTGCG